CAAGATGCATGAGCTATGGAGATTGATTTATACACCTGTGACGAGTATAAACGGCGAGATACCCGCAGATTTTCTTAGCCCAACGTTCTGAGGTAACATGGCAGAAAGCATAACAGTAGAAGTGCAGCTATGGCCGCACATAGATGTTTGCAGCTCTTGTGGACGCGCTCTAGATGCGGACGATACCAAGGTCATGCTAACGCTGCAAGGAGGATTCTTAGCCGGAACTAAACCCACGATATGCAAAAGCTGTATAGCTGCCTGCGCTATACTTATGCAGCATGCAGGCGAGTCTCCGACGCTATTTATAATTTAAGGTAGGAATACCGTGGACCGACAGCGGAAGCTGTACGAAGATAATATACCTACTAGAATGTCTCCTGTGTTCGAGTTTGATAGCCATCATGATCACTGTAGCCTCTGCCATGCGGAAGCAGGTACTTACGTTAAGGTTATCGCTGCGTTCGATGACAGGCGCGTGCGGTATCTATGCAGGCGTTGTATACAAGAGATTTATAACTTTGCTAATGGGCCAGCGTATACCCGTTGGCTTGAAGATGAAGTGGTTTCGCTTCGTGTAGATGCTAAGAGATCCCAAGCTATTACAACGGAGGAGCAAACCGATGCCACGCAGCCTTAAAGTTTCCAACTACGGCGACGATACTTGTCTAAAGTGCAACAAAGATGTAGAGAACGCAGTCGCAATCGTGTTCGACGCTAACACAGCCGATGATAAATCCGAGAGCGTTGTGCTCGTGTTTTGCGAGGATTGCCTCACAGAGGCCATAGGCGACGCCAGCCAGGAAGATGAAACCACGGAAATGTTACCCCGTGGCTGAATCTCGGTTCGATCTAACTAAGCTTAAGTTTCTCACCCGCTCCGAATGCGAAGCAGAGTTAACTACAGCGTACGAAGCACTCATGCGTGTGGCTCTACTCGGTCATGGCAAGGGACGCGATCTGACGGTGCGCGCCGCCAAACTAGCACGCGAGGTAGAGAACCTTAAACCGCTAATCAACGGAGGCTAGCCAGATGATCTTTTCTATATCTGAAATAAGGGAGTTTTTACGGTGTAAATTAAGGTGGGACTTCAGTTCAACGAACAGACAGCGCTTATCTCCAATCATCGTCAAGCCTCAGCTAAGTTTAGGCCGCAATATACACGAAGGCTTAGCAGGCTGGATGGTTGACGTTGATGCTGATGTTATAGCCTTGTATATGCTAGCTACGGCTAAAGAACTAGCAGGCGTAGAGAAGTTTTACAAGGAGAAATACAGCAGAGAACCGACCGACGAGGAATTAAGCCCTATCCTAGACAATGTTAAGCTAGGCCGAGCCATGCTCGGTAACTACCGACAGCGCTGGCAAACACCACTACCTAGTCATTTAAAGGTCATCGCGCCAGAGCAGGAAGTAGTAGTCGATATACCCGGTACTGAGCATAGCCTGAAGATGATACTCGACGGTATATGTCAGAGTAGCAACACGCATAACAACTTCATCATAGATCATAAGACATACAACATAAAGCCACGCGAGGAAACACTACGATACGACTTGCAGTTTACAGCGTACGTGTGGGGCGCCAACCGTTTAGGTTTAAACGTGGAAGGCGTGGCATACGACGGGCTGTGGAAGCGAGAAGAACCACCTAAGAACAAGACTCTACAAGACCTATTCACACGAATGATCATAAGACCAGGAGTAGACGAGCTACTACAATTCGAGCAAACCCTACGCATGATAACCACCGAAATGGCTAACAAGCCGTTCATCTATCCTAACTGGATGAACGATGGATCTTGCGTGTGGGGATGCATGTACAAAGACTTATGCATAGCCACGATGCGCGACGAAGATGTGGACTATGTTAGAGCACGCAAGTATATAACCCGCCCACCAAGAGAAGCAGAGGAAGCACAACATGACGCTGCCTAATCCTAACGGTGAACAGAAGCCTATAGACTTAACCGAGATCCGTAAGAAGTTCGGTGCCGTGCCTGTTAACACGCCCAGGGATTACGGCGTGTTCGGGTTCTTGTTCGGAGAGTCTAACACAGGTAAGACTACACTATGCGCGGGTATGGCTAAAAGCGTGTTCGGCGCACCGCTTCTTATAGTAGACATGGAAGGTGGTCATCGATCTATCAACGATATCAAAGACTTAGTTGACTACACGCCGGAAGTCTTGGATTGGAACAAAGTCCGCAAGATAGCCGACGATATCATAAACACATCGCCTAGTCAGCTAGGTTATAAGACGATCATATTCGATAACATGAGCGAGGGCAAGAACCTTAGCTTAAACAAGCACAAAGGCAACCGAGAATATGCTGAGATACAGCACTATGGTTACGAAACCGTAGATATAGTCAAGATGGTACGCGACTTACGTGATTACACACGTAAGAATCCTGTAAACATATGGTGTACCGCCTGGGAGGATTACGATACCGACGTAGACGCAGAAGGTAAGACCCGAGTAGTTCGCACCAGACTCGGCTTTAATCCTGCTTTGGCCGGCGATCTTCCCGGTATGTTGGATATCATAGGTCATTGCACCAAGGGTCTTAGAGCAGATCGACGCGAGCTTAGCTTCGAGGCTACGTCTAAAACCGTCGCTAAGTTTAGAAAGTCGGAGACTTCCCGCGCCCGGCTGATTCCAGACCGGATCTCCTGGCGCTTGACAGACTACCCCATGGCGGATATACTGAGCACGTTGAGAGGGGGCAAGCCATGGCCTACTGATAAGTACGCATTTAAGCCACCTACGCAGACAAGTAGCATACCTGTCGTTAGCTCTAGCACACCGCGATAGCCGCCTTTTGCGGCAGAAAGAGTAAGTTTTCCAGATGCGTATCAATACCGCTGGCGTTTCCATCGGCATGGAGCCGCTCCCTCCGGGTGACTACACAGTTTATCTTTCTAACTGGCGCGTAGGGCCGTCGCGCAGCAGCGGAAAGCCAGCTTATAGGCTTGAGCACACAGTCACCGAGGGTCAGTACACTAACCGCAAGGTGTACGATAACGGCAGCTTGCAGCAGGAGCATATCGCTAACATCAAGCGCGCTCTTACTGCGTACGGAATCGATGAGGAAATCCTCGAAGATCCTAACGGGTACGAGCTTGAGGAAGTTCTCGCTCACATCGTAGAGCGCAAGAACGAAATCAACATCTTCGTTACTATCGAGGAAAGTCAGCAGGGTCAGAAGAACAACCGAGTACGCTACAAGCTGTGGCGAGGCGACAGCGGTGATGCCGTTGCGGCGGCAGCCGATGGGGATGGCTTCACATCGGCGTAGTTTAAAAATCTACAGAAAGGTTAGCCCGCCCGGTATACCGGGCGGGCTAAGCCTATTTATGGAACATGAGTGAAATACCCGCGTTCCTAAGGGCCGTTATTACACCTCTACCCAAGGACTACGAAGGCAAGGCGTATGTAAACTTAAGCACAGCGGATAAAGATGTAACTAAATCTAGCTGGCGAGAATATTATTACGAGTGGCCGAATGAGTTAGAGAAGCTAGCGGCCGATGCTGCCCGCTTCGCCACGTCACTTAATGTTTACTTTACGGCACACTTGTTTAGCCAGCGAGATTCTAAGCGCGAGTACGTGCTGCCCACACGTACTATACAGATAGATTTAGATGAGGCAGACATACACAACCTGCCGGTTCAACCCATACGCTTGCTGCGTACTAGTCCAGATAGACATTTAGCGTTCGTAATGCTTAGTGATAAAGCCGACGATGCTGTACCTCTGGACGAAGTAGAGAACTACAGCAAGATACTAGCTTACAATATACCTAGAGCCGACATGTGTTGGAAGCTAGGACACAGAGTACGACTACCTTTCACCACTAACTTTAAGTACCCATCGTGCCCACAGGTTGAAGTAGTCGGTCAATCCACACATAAGCTAGATCCGGCTAGCTTAGATTCCCTATCTATACCTAACAACAAACACATTATCAACGACGAAGATGCCCTGGATTGGGTAGACCTACCGCACAAGGATGAGCCTAATATACCGCCGGTGAAGATCATAAAACAGCTTTTCGACGCCGGTGAAATATCGCATGGCAGCTATTTAGCCTATAACATCAAGATGCCTGATCGTAGCGCCGCTCAATGGAAGCTCATGAAAGAGCTTTTCGAAGCCGGTGCCAACAGGGATCAAGTATACTGGCTAGCCAGCCAGTCCGATAACAATAAATTCGAGCACGCGCGTGATCTACGTAAAGATGTATTACGCGCTGAAATGGACTTCAGAAACAACCAGAACGACTTAAAAGAACTCTTACAGAATATTCTCAAAGACGTTAAGCTTGGTAGCCGAGAACAACGTATGCTAGACGTATCATCCAAAGTCATACGTGACATGCTAGACTTAGGCAAGTTAATCACCGATACCGATGAGTCCGTGTGGTACGTTCTTAAAGATACCGGCAAGCCCATGGATATAACGTCGCCACACTTCTTGATATATTTGACGTACAAATATGGATTAAACGCCTCTACACATAGCTCTAGATTCGCACGCGAGGAAATTAAAGGATACGCCAGTCAGATACCCAACAGAACCGAAGTCACAAGCCTAGGCTACTACGACGAGAGTGGTAGCTCCGTCATGATACACAGCGGCGGTAAAGATGTTTACATCATAACGCCTGATGATATAAGTGTAACCTCAAACGGCTCGCTGAGCAACGTGCTGTTCGCTAACAGATCGGTAGTAGAAACGTTCAGGCGCGATGAGCTAGCCTTATCAGCGATGAATGGCACACCATGGTATAAGTTTCTGTTTAAAGACTGCTTACATACAGTCTTAAACATGGACCGCGACGAAGCCGTAGCGCTGCTCAGCGTGCTGATAATTTACTTACTCGTACGCAATACAGTGACGACTTGGCCGCTCCTGCTAAACATAGGCGAGCCAGGTAGTGGTAAGTCCGTACTAAACCGTGTGCAATACCGATTGCTCTACGGTAAGATGAGGAATCTACAATCCATAGGTGACGTAAACGAGTTCGATCTTATAACCAGCATCAGTCCATTCGTTGTTATAGACAACGTAGAGGAAAAGATAGGCTGGCTTGAGAGCCGCTTAGCTACTAGCATAGGCGGTGGCGAACGTATCAGACGGCAGCTATACACGGACAAAGGTATAGTAGCTTTGAAACGTGAGGCGTTGGTAAGTATTACCAGCATGGCTCCGCAGTTCGTCCGTGTGGACGTGCTAGACCGCAGCTTAACGTTGCAACACCATAGGTTACCTGAGTTTATCTCCGAAGCACGTATACTTAACAACATATTGAAGCATCGTAACGCACTATGGACCGGGATAATGCACACTGTCCAAAACCTATTGCGAACACCACGACCGACGGATGGTATACCGCAGTTCAGAATACAAGACTTTGCGGACATAGGCTATTGGATAGCTACATCTATGAACCTCACGGATGAGTTTAAGGGGGCGCTCTCCAAAGCTGAGGATTCGCAGAGAGGATTAGCTATAGAGGATAACTATGTTCTAGTAGAAGCACTTAAGCGATGGGCAAGACGCAATCCTAACGCGAGTTTCATATCCACGGGACAACTGTACAACGACCTTACTAGCGGACCAACGACGCATGGAGTCACCACGAACATAGTACATCAACCCTACGTAGATGATTTAGATTCCTTCAAGAAGTCTATTCCTAACGCGGTTAAGCTTGGTATTAAACTCAATATTAACCTCAGCATACTACGTCATGTACTCAATATAGAACAAGGGTCTGTGGGCGTAGGTTCTAATAAGACCGGATGGCGCATAAGGATTAAAGATGCCTAGTGAGAAAGAGCACCGAAACAAGCAACTTGCTATCAACCTTGAGCCAAGCTTCTTTGCACTAGTTAGCATGGTCGCTGCTAGCGAAGGCTTCAGCAACAGCGAGTACGGTAGAAATCTTATCATCAGAGATCTTATAAACCGCAAGATCATCGACGCGCATATGCTAGCGGATATCATAACCGGGCGTACGCTCGATAAGATTAAGGCCATGATTAGTGCAGGTAATGTAAATGGTGCAGCAACTATCGCTAGCACAGAGACTAGCACAACGACCTAAAGCCTTCGCATGCCACGAGAAAGGCATACGGGGCGATGGGCCGCTAGACGCGCAGGTTATGATTATAGGCCACGCCCCTGGTAGCCACGAAATGACTCAGCGTAGGCCATTCGTGGGACCGAGCGGACGCCTACTCAAGAACACCATACGCGATGTAGGTTACGACGTAGAGAGATGTTATTTTACTAACTTATTATGCTTTCAGACTGATAATCCTTCCCCTGAGGAAGAAGAAAACTGCTGGAAGCGACTAGAGCAAGAGATAACCTTCGTAGCACCTAAGCTTTTAGTCCTGCTAGGTCGTGAGGTATTCGAGAAGTTCATATACTTCCACGACTTTAGTGAAGCGCGCGGTATGATCCAATGGGAGCCTAAATACGACTGTTGGATCATGCCTACGTATCATAGCGCGGGTATTCTGCGAGCGGATAATCCTTATACATTGGCTGCGGATTTCGTCACCGATTTCTGTAAGATTCCTATGTTCTTTAGCGATGCTCCACATCCTACAGAGACAGCTAAAGTGCAGTTCGCTGTAGCCAAAAACGCTCAAGAAGCCCAGGCTATACTTAACACGCTGCCTAAAGACCGACCCATCATACTGGATGTTGAGACAGACAACAGTGATGAAGATGTGCTTGACGCCCACAAGGATAAGCTTAGCTGCCTATGCCTTAGTGGTGGAGGCTTTACGTGGGTAATACACGCTGAGCATCTACCAGGACTCGTGTGGCCGCAGGATGTACAGTACAGCGCACACAGCGCTATGTTCGATATGCAAGTCATGTTAGCGCATGGTGTGGATCTTCCCATCGTTCATGACAGCTTGCTCGCGCATTTTGCGGTCAACCCTAGTGCGCGTCACAATCTCAAGACTTTGGCCCGCCAGTTCTGCTACGCGGGCTTCTACGAGGCCGAGGTCGCCAAGGCGCGCAAAGGCAAGAACGGGGGCATGGCGGCCGTCCCAGAGGCCGTACGGGACGAATACTGCGCCAAAGACGGCGCCTACGCCGCCCGGCTTCTCAGGCGGTTCCTGCCCACCCTGGAGGCCGAGGGGCAGCTACCCCTCTACAGAGACATACTCATACCTGCGGCGAACACATTCAAGTATATGCAGTTCTACGGAGTACCGATAAACCGCGATAGACTCGCGGAGCTGGCTTTAGAGTGGATACCCACTCTTTCTAAGAAATATAAGGCACTAACCGACTTCGTTCTGCAATACAACGGCACGAAGGATTTCAATCCTAACAGCGGCGATCAGCTAGCTAAATTCTTGTTTAGTCCACACAACGAAGGTGGCTTAGCCCTACGTAGCACGCAGCGTACAGCTAAGTCTAAGCGGCCGTCCACAACAGCAGAAGCGTTAGAAGATATAGAGAACGATCATCCCTTCGTAGCACAATTACAAGACTATAGACACTTGTTTAAGCTAATGTCCACGTACGTCGAACCGATGCCTGGACTTATAAACCCTACGACTAACAGATTACATCCTAGGCCGCTGATACATGGCACAGTCGGTGGTAGGTGTTCCTACGGTGATCCAGCCATCAACACCTTGCCTCGTCCTGAGAATCCAAAGGACGCGGAATACGCCCCTAAATTGCGTAGACTTTTCACGGCAGAAACCGAAGATTATGTTATCATCGAGGCGGATTTTAAGCAAGCCGAGCTATGGGTGGCGTATTTCTATTCACAAGATGCGGTGCTCGGGCGCGATTTGGCAGGCGACATTCACACGCAAAATGCAATAGAAATCTTTAACACGTCTACTCCTACACCTGGGCAGCGTAGTGACGCTAAACGTACTACATTCGGCATGCTTTACCTCATAGGACCAGATAAACTAGCACGACAAACTAAGAAATCTTACCACGAAGCTGCGTATTGGATACGCAACCAAACGAGCAAATACTGGCGCTATCGAGAATGGATAGACGAAGCATACCATGAGACTCGGCGACTAGGATACACAGAAACCGTCACCAAGCGTAGGCGTCCGTTTCCGATTATATTCGAGGGCGACACCAAGCCTTTAGGTGCCATTGCTAACTTCCCGATTCAGAGTACCGCACATGATTATTTGTTAGCAGGACTGATTGAGTCATATGGGCCGCTGCGTAGAATAGGTTGCTACGCCATGCTAGACATACATGATGCTCTACTCTTTCACGCCAAGAAATCCTGTTTGGACGAAGCCATACCAATGATTAAACATTACTTGACAAAGCCGCGCTTCGGATTCCCTGGCCTTCCTGTCGAGATTAAAGTGGGACTCAGTTGGGCTGAATCCAAGAAGATACTTTGAAAACAATACCTCTAACACAGGGATACGAAGCTATAGTAGATGATGAGGATTATGAACGCCTTATGCAATTTAAATGGTGTGCCTCTATAAGTCGATACCACGAAGATTCTAATTTAGATCGCGTATATGCCATAAGTAGCACCGGAATGAATGGACGCCAAATAAGGATGCATCATCTATTACTTACTAAGATATCCGGATTAGACATTGATCACGTCGATGGAAACGGATTGAATAACACACGCAAAAATCTTAGATATGCTACTAGAGCGCAGAACATAGCCAACAGCCAAGAAAGAGGAGGTCGCTCCAAATATCGTGGAGTAGATTTTAACAGTAATATGTGGAGGGTTCGTATAGGTAAAGAGGGAAAATGTATAGGCTACTTTAAAAACGAGATTGAGGCGGCTAAAGCATATGATGAGGCCGCCAAAGAACGATATGGTGAATTTGCCAGGCTCAATTTCCCGTCGGAAGGCTAGAATGAAACCGATATTAGCTATCGATCCAGGAGGAACAACGGGTATAGCTATAAAGCTACCCACCGGAGATTATCATACTTGCGTAGTCAACGAGAACAGCGAAGTATACGAGTTTGTAGTTAAGTACAACTATGACAAAGTATTAGTGGAGCAGTTTGCTACTAATAATGTTATATCCAAGTATGGCTTAAGGACCGCGGAACTGGTGGGTGGCATTGAGGCGCTTTGCTGGCTGCGTAAGATAGAGTTAGTGCGTCGCATGCCACAGCATCGTGTCATATGCTTAAAGCAGGCGGCGATTATGCTTAAGGATGTACCGGCTTTGATGGATCATCAAATCGACAGTTTAGCGCACCTTCTAGCGTACGAGAGGATGCACGCTGCATGAAGCTACCGCAGAACGGCGTTACTTCTTTCACGTACTATGCACTACAGACCAAAAACAGCTTTGGATGGACGTACGTAGTACCACCTGTGCTCGCAGAGCGTATGGCTAAGCTACGGGATTCCACAGGGGAACACGGATTCTCGGAATTAGGTGACGCAGTTAAAGCCGCACAAACACTTAAGTTTCTGAATCCCATGGAATACTCCGACGATAATCTACGTGTCGTGGAAGTTCGCGTAGAGATAAACGTAACTCCTAAACACGCTTTTATAATCACGTACGGTCAGATGATCGACAAGGAACGGATACGCCATAACACTGTCAAAGAGGAAGTTAGAGTTTATACTTTCCCGCCTAAGCAAGACGACGAAGGCGAAGTAATTGATACCGTTCCCCAACCAGAAGTTTGATGTAATTCTCTGCGATCCGCCCTGGCGCTACGACGACACGCGCACGCATAAAAGCACGGGTTCGGTAAGAGCGCAGTACCCCACTATGTCCGTGGAAGAACTGTGCGCGCTGCCAGTGAGAAGCATAGCTGCAGAGAACTGCATGCTTTGCACCTGGGCGACGTGGCCTAAACTTAAAGAAGCTATACAAGTCATAGAAGCATGGGGCTTTAGATATTTAACCTGCTTGTTCGTGTGGGTTAAGCTTAATCCTAACTGCGAAACTGATCCCCTTCATATAAACAAATACGATCTGTATTCAGGATTAGGCTGGTACAGTAATAGCGGTACGGAGTTTTGCTTACTAGCCAGGCGCGGTAAGCCGCTACCTAGAAACGTTGGTGATGTACGACAGGTTATATTAGCACCTAGACGCGGTATACATTCGACTAAGCCTGCTATCTTTAGAAACGAAATAGTTAGGCTATTCGGAAAACAAACAACCAAGATAGAACTTTTCGCTAGGAGGCGTGCAGAAGGATGGGTGTCGTGGGGGTTGGATATCGGCGAGGAAGCAGCGGGAGGAAACAGACTGCATGCCTAGCGATCATCAAGCACAAGTAAGAGACTTTCACAACGCGACTGGGTTAGCCGCCCCTATAAAGCCTAAGCTCCCCGATCTGGAAACTATAAAACTACGTACGACGCTTATATTCGAGGAATCCAGCGAGTTTATGAATAGTGTGCAGACCATGAACGGCACGCTAAACATAGACCAGAAGGTAGAATACCTACTGCCGTTCGCCGATGCCATAGCAGATTTGCTGTACGTAACATACGGGGCTGCAATAACTTTCGGTATAGACATACACCCCGTATTCGACGCGGTACACGACGCTAACATGCGTAAGGTGCGAGACGGTGTTAGGCGCCGTGGTGATGGAAAGATCCTCAAGCCGCCCGGTTGGTACGGACCGGAAGGCAAGATACGCAGTCTCTTACGCGAGCAGATAGAGCGTCAGGTAAGAGAAAGAGAATGCCAACCTCTTACCAGTTAAGGGTATACGATCCTTGGGACGGCCAACCTAGAGCCGTTATAACCAACTGGCGTACACTGCACCTAGAACGACACGTAAACACGTTCGACAATATGCAGTTGACGCTTAACGAAGATGCGCCAGAGATACAGTATTTCGTTCTAGATGCCATCATAGAAGTGTGGCGTAGGCTGGATCGTCCCGGTAGTACATGGTATCTAGAAACTACGTTGCTGCACCGCACATCACAGCATGATTTCACCGAAGGCCAAAACAGAATCTTTACCAGCTACTCGCGCGGTCTGCTGGATCTTATACATAGACGAAACATAGAGTACTTCGCTACTACAGCGCAGACGCTTAAAGGTGGTCCTGGCGAGACAGTTATAAAAGAATTCGTAGATGAGAACTGCGGACCTGGAGCTAATAGCAGTCTAAGATTATCCACAGGAATCTGGACCGCCGTAATTCCAGGTTTAGAGCTAGAACCCAACGCGGGTCGTGGTGCCATATGGAAAGGTGCCAAAGCCTACGAAAACGTACTGGATGTTATAAGTGAGATATCTTTAACAACTAGTGTGGATTTCAATATAGTACGTATCGCTCCGCTCACGTTCGAATTCAGATGCTACTTTCCGCAGCTAGGTACGGACAGAAGCTCATACATTCTATTTTCACCTGAGCTAGCTAACATGACCGATATAGTTCATGCTGTATCACGCACCGAGGAAGCTAACGCTATCGTTGTGGGCGGCCAGGGTGAAGCGGAAGATAGGCGTATCTTTAGAATGCTTAACGCCGAAACAGCCAACGATAGCCCATGGAATGTAATAGAAGTCAACCGCGACGGTAGATCACAACCGACAGTAGAAGAACTTCAAACTGAAGCCGAAACCGCCGCTAAAGAGTTAGCTCCACAGGAAAGTTATAACTTCAAAGTGTTGCAGACCGACGTACGTAAGTACGGCGGCGAATACTTCCTGGGTGATAAAGTAAGAGCAGCCTATCGAGGCGTAGAGACGGTTAAGAAGATAACAGGTGTGACTATAGAAATGACAGAAGGCCGAGAAACTATAGACTTGGATTTCATGGACTTCTAATGTGCCACTAACTTATAGCGATGCCATCAAAAATTTGATGACGGCTATAGAGAACCTAGCTAAACGTATACGAAAGCTAGAGATAATAGAAATACCCGCAGCCGCCGGGCCGCTGGAATCAGCGACCGTAGAAGCTACGAGTAATTTAACGCTAAGCACATCCTGGCAAGTGATACCAGGACTAACCGTAACTAACGTACCACCGGGAGACTTCCTTCTTATAGGTAGCTTCCTATTCTTAGGTCACAACAACGATGCTGGACAAACCGCAAATGGTGGCTTAAGGATAAACGGCGTTCTACAGACTTCGTTAGCTATAACTAGTCTGCTCAGTCCTGATCACGGAAACGAGGTCTATTCACCCGTATCGCAAGTGTGGCGTTTGATATTATCAGAACCGTCTACTATAGAGCTAGTAGCCCTTAAGTCAGGAGGAAGCGGAAGCAGTCAGATAGTCCAAACGAACACGACGATGCGGGCAGTAGGGAGAATAATATGAACGACGAAATGCCGGACACCGAGCAAAGCATGCATAATTTATATGAGAGAGTAACCTGGGGGCCTATCTACAACATAGTAGATAATATGCCCAACCAGTACGGACATGCTGATGACGTGTTTAGAGTCGCTATCAAGTATATTATAGACATGCATAAGATAGCCGTGGGCGCAGAAGGAGCTATATGAATCTGAGTACCTGCACATTGTGCCACAAGAAGTTTAAACCAGACTTCGAGGAATCTCTAGGAATGATGCTATGCAAAGAATGCCGAGATAAACTTAAGGAACCAGGAAAGCTAGAGCCAATAACACAACCGCAATCGGTATAAGCGGAACAGACGCCGAAATTCCAACCAGCGACACTAAGGCTGCTAGAAGCGAGAGTAAAGCTAGCAGCCTATTTATATTGATATAATTAGCGGGCATTATACGCTCCTTTCCTGGCGACGCGGAACCTGTTGCTGCTGTTTACGTCTATCGTCACGTAAATCGAATGCTATATCCCTGAAGTAATCGCGCTCTTTTGTGAGAGATTCCTCTCTGGACATTCGCTCCTTGTTTATAGAGTCTATACGTTCTTTTAGAACAGCTATCTCGGAGTCTTTGGACGCTATTAAAGAACGGAACAATATAGAAATAGTCCCTATCAAACCGCCTATAACAGTCGTGGCGGCGACTAGGGTAGACCCTCCTAACGAAACAGCAGAATCTTCCAAAGCATGTTACTTCTTAGGCGGTTTGTTTTGGCCCGTATGATTTCCCTTGTCCTTGTGGTTACCTTTGTCCGGTAGAGGGGCTGATGGTGGAGATGGCGCAGGTGCTACAGGTTGTTGTGTCGGTGCTTGTACCGGTGCTGGTGAGGGTTGCGCGGGTTTTACGGGCGCTGGCTGTGTTGGTGCTGGTGCTGGTGCTGGCTTGTTAACCACAGGCTGAGGCTGAGGCTGCGTAACAGGTTGTGCCACAACAGGTTGAGGCTGCGGCTGTGTGGGTGCAGGAGCGGGCCTGTTAACAGTAACGGCGCGCGGTGTTACGGTGGGTGTTGAAGTAGGTGCGGCTCTCTGTTGTTGCGATTGTACCTGAGGTTTGACCACGGGTACAATAGACACGGGAGATACAACAGGTACTGGCGTAATCGTGGCTTCTGGTATTACTTCAGACTCAGCTTCGTCGCTAACAGGTGCAACATACTCACCTTGCGTGATACGTCCACCCTGGGCTTGAATCTCTGCTACGGCTATATTTATAGCAACGGCCGTCAGAGCCGCTTCTGCTTCGCTGCCGAACAGCGGAGACAGGTTACCTGCGCCCGTGTTTGTTTCTTCTGTTATAGACGCTTCGGGTGACGCCACACTGGGTATAGGTGTAACCGTGACACGCCTAACCACAGGATGACCCGCTAAAGATAGCAACAATAAGCCTAACAGGAAACCCGTGATACTACCAGAAGTAATATGTACTTCCGGTGAGTCGGCTAGGGCACGCGCGGTTATCATGTTACCTTAGTAACTTGTACCTTCTCGGCCTTGTCGAAGGCTTCTTGCATTCGCAAATAAACCGGGCCGTTCACACGATCTGTGGGCACGCCACGCAGTTCGCGCAGCATATTTTCTACGTAGTCGTACTCTTTATCTTCTAGCACGAATTCTATAAGATTATCCTCGGCCGTTGCGTCGAGTGAGTTTACCTCGTCTTGAAGCTGCGCTGCTACTAACTGGAATTCGGGATCGTCCATCCGGTAAGTAGCGCGCAGCTTTTGCATTCTACGAGCTATATTTTCTAGACGTTCGTCGTACGGCTCGTTAAGATTACGCAGCTTGTTGTCTATCTCTTGCGCTGTCTTAGCGTCCCTGAGATTACGCTTCTCGTCGGGTCGGGTGAGCAGCATGCAAAGCTGACGTATAGCGCGACCGTCCAGCTTTATGTTACGTGCCACGCGCTAAACTCCGTTGGTCGGAACGTTGAATCCGATGCCGTATAGCCTCTGAGCGAACGTCCTGAAGTCTTTGGCTGCGCCTAACGCCGCTGAGCCTTCGTAAATAGTACGAAGCTGATCTAGGTCACCGTATGCTGATCTTATGTTGGCTATATCTTGTGGGCTGTAGCCTACCGCCGTAAAATCCGCGTCCTGGTACGCATCTATAAAGCGCTTAGTTTCTAGTATAGCAATCATAGCCTTATTCAAGCTTTGCGATACTTGACCTATAGTAACGTCTATAGTACCTTTATCGAGAAGCGCGTTTAATCCTGCTGGCATTACGCAGCCTCCAATGTCTTAATGCGCTCGCGTAGCTCGGCTACTTCATGCTCAAGTCGCGCCATTTTATCATCCACACCCACGATTGCAGCCAACGCGAGGCATGCAGTATCTTGACCGTTGACACTGAAACCATCGGGTGATAGTAGCTTATGCGAATGATCCGCCAGAATACCGACGCGAGTCCAATCGGACACTATGTCGTTTGTGTCCGTGGCGTAATACTTGAACGTACCAACTACGGTATTTTTGACTATCTCTAGAGCTACAGAGCCAGGCAACGACTTGAAACTGTACTTAAGACTGCTGTGGGAGCCGTTGAACGCACCACGCTGGCACCACACGTCACGCCACGAGCCACCACCACCGGAAATACCTAGATCGTACGTGTTATGCGCGGCTGGTTGTACATGCCCGGTATCACCACGCACCACGACTCGTAAAGTACCGTTAGTACCGAACCAAAGATGCGCCGATGCAGTCGTACCCACAGTGAACGTAACATTGCTTGTCATATTCACAGTGTTAGCCGCAGCCTGTGCGAAGTTGTCGTTGCCGGAATAGCTGCCGTTGTACACAAAACAGGTAAAAAGGTTAGCCGCGCTACTGTTCTGTATTTGAACATAAGAATAACTTGTAGTCAACGTATTCTTGACAACGAATCCGGTGTTATTAGTAGCAGTAGTGAGCGTTGTTAAGCCAACACTGTCTATAGTCATGCGTGTTACGGCGTTCGTACCTAAAAACAGTGAGTTAGCGTTGTTAGTACCCATATAGAACGGAGCGGTTGCTACTAGCTCTACGGTGCCAGCAGCGGTCTGACCGAAGTTACCTGTACCAACGTAGGCAGAATTATAAACTAAAAATGTATTTGTTATGCTAGCTGCGTTATTTTGTATTGCTATAGCTGTGTAATTAGTAGTACCCGTGTTACGTACTACGAAAGTAGAGTTAGTTCCGGTGCCGTATAAGAATGTGGATGCAGTAGACGCCGAAATATTCATACGCTGCGTTGTACCGGTGTAAATATTTATGTCATTAGTACCGGTGGTGCCTATGTATATCGGCACGGCAAGCGACGCGATCTCGTTCGTGCTAGCAGAAGATACGCTGAACTGGTTAGTAGAAGCGTAGCTTGCGTTATAATGCGTAAAAGCTAGACGGTTGGTGGTGGCAGAGTTTTTAATAACCAGGCCGGTCTGCAAGGTAGCAGTCGAATGTTGTAGCGCCATGACGTATCCGTCGGTAGTATCTCTTATGAAAGTATAAAGCCCTGTAGCATATGTTTGCCAGCTACCGTCGGCGCGGAATATCCTGAGCGCTGGACTACCGATTATAGCACCAGCATCGCTGTACCGTAAAATATCAAAATCGCTACCGGCGTTGGAACCCGCTTCCCCCGTACCATTTATTTGTATAGCCCAACGGTATGAATTGCTAGTTTTGAATGCTACTAAGCGTAAATCGCCGGCCGCACGGTTGATTGAGATAGCTTCTTGTATAGCGGAGCTTATAACTAAACTGTCGGTTGTTATTAAACTAAGATTAGCCCATGTAACAACGCCGGATAGTACGGTCAAAAATTGACTGTTAGTACCTATTGCTTTCCTTGTAGGTGCGCCGGAAGCACCGCCGACTATCAAATCTCCCGATGTTGTCATAGGGTTAGTCATAGTAGCCGGTGCTGCCCATGCCACCGAACCGGCTACCATTGTTAAAATAGTAGTATCAGAGCCCTTAGCCAAGCGTGTAGGTGCGCCTGAAGTCCCACCTACTATGATATCCCCAGCGGTTGTCATAGGATTCGTCATAGTAGCAGGCGCAGCCCAACCAACAACGCCCGCTGTCACAGTTAGAATATTTCCGTTAGAACCTACAGCTAACCTCGTGGGTGTACCGGACGTACCGCCTTTTATCATATCTTCGGCCGTGGTCATAACGTTGGCGGGCGCAGCCCAGCCTACCGCACCGGCTGTTATAGTTAAGATGTTCCCGTTAGATCCTACAGCCAATCTTGTTGGCGTGCCCGATGCACCACCCTTTATAATATCTTCCGCGGTAGTCATCGGATTTGTCATCGTAGAAGGTGCGGCCCACGCTACCGCACCAGACACTACAGTTAAAATGTTGCCGTTCGACCCCACGGCCAGGCGTGTAGGTGTACCGGAAGCGCCGCCTTTAATGATATCCTCGGCGGTCGTCATAGGGTTAGTAATGCTGGCCGGCAAAGTAGCCCATGCCACGTTGCCTGACACGACGGTTAGAACCCTACTATCAGAACCTATAGATAACCTAGTAGGTGTTCCAGATGCGCCACCTACTATCAAATCTCCAAGCGCTGTCATGGGGTTGCTCATACTGGGTGCTATCGCTGTCCACGCAAAGGCGCCTGCACCTGTTTGCTGTAGAAATGCGCCTGTTGCACCAGGAGTTACAACACTTAAACCATTGGTAGCTGCGTTCCAGTACGCTATTCCTGTGGGTGCCCCCGCAGCGACCAAAGACCCCCATTCCGGCGTGGCGGCGTTCCCACGGCTCATGAACACTTCTCCAGTGTTCCCTGAGGCCGACCACACGGGCAAAGCCGATCCCGCACCACTAGTCAGCACAGCGCCCATAGCAGGCGGCGCAGGAACCCCAAGGATATGCGCGCCGTCGAACGCCAGCACGCTACCTGCGGAGCTTGAACCTCCGGTTAGCGTGTGTGATTCCGTTGATTCCCAATCGGCGCGGCTAAGGTCAGGACCAACAACGGAATGCGATAATATCATGATATTATCCTCGGGGGCACCCTAGTGGCGAGCGACGGCTGAATATCTACTTCTACTAAAAACTGGCCTAGCAGCGTAGGTCCACCTTTTGTATCAGCTTCCAAAGACAAGAACGAATTACGTACCGCCGTTTCTAACATATCGACTTCCAGTCGCATGCTAGTAAGCGTACGAGTTGGTCCAGTTATATCTACTGATAATGTACTACTGGAGAATCTTAATGTATCTGGAACCGGTCCTGCTCTGTAGCTTCTTAACCATGATCCCCACGCGCGGCTCGTGCTTAATGTGCCAACCATGGTTTGAGAAGTTGTAGCCGTAACTATTTGATATCCGATACGTAAATCTATACCGGATACGAATTGTCTATTTCCGACGGCCGTAAAAGGAGAGCTTACGGTGCTTGTTTGGCCGCTGCTAGTAGAAGCGGAAGCCTGAGCGCCGAATATAATTTCATCGGCTTGAGCCAGTACACCGGATGCGTTAGAAGTCGGTGCGGTGTTAGTTCCTGTCGCTACTGTGCCAGCAACATCCAAAGGCGAGGATAATTTAAAACCAGCAGCTACCTTAACAGCTTGTGCTGCCGCAGCGTACGTGGCGCTTGTTTTGTTAATAGTAATAGTATCGCCGGATTTTAAGCCCATGCCACCGAGCGGAGTACCTATGGGTGTAGCAAGACCTATATAAAATCTAAAGCTGCCGCCGTCCACAGGACCGCTTAATGCGTATGTATTACCGCTAGAATCAGTAATAGACGATACTGTTCTGGTTGTATCAGCAAAAGCAACGAAAACTAATATTGTCTGTCCAGGTAGAACATCGGCTGTGGTCGTAAAAGCAAGTGTGGAACCGGCACCGGCAGTACCACCACCTATATCTACAGGTGCGGTTAAGTTAGAGGCCATGTAGCTATCGTACGACCATGCCTGCTTCTAGGGCATTCACTTTAGCTGTAGTCCATGCAGCGCTATCAGTGGGATCTATTTCCATTATACGTTTATAATATGTCCACGAAGAAGTGATATTTTGCGCCGTAGCCTCGTTGTCCACACCACCGGAACGTACCAAGAATCCTATGCTTCCACCACCGCCGTCCGAGTTTTCCGCGTACGCTATTTGCTGAACCGATTGTATAATACCTGTTAGAGCTAAATCGCTCATAGCATACGTATCTTTATTGCCTACGGTACTATGGGAAACATAGTCAGTAGTATTAGGTGGTGTTTCATCAACGCATTGAAAATTACTACCGACGCTAGGAGTCAGTTGCGTGTAGTTACCGGCGCCTGTTGGTATAAGCCCTATTATTTTACCGTCGCCGGGCTTACCATTGTTTACGCTTCCTGCTGTACTATTAACTCGTACGTCATCAAAAGCGTGGTAACTTCCGGCATTACCTGTGGAGGCGCCGTAACGTTGAAATTCTAAAATAAAATCACTGTTATTGGCATTAGTGTTAGCTGTTCGTGTGCCGGTCGCACTGAGAACCTGCGTACCATCTATGTATATTTCTACAGTACCGGCGCTCAAATGTGGAATATGGTGTATCTCTATTAAATGCCATGCATCGGCCGATATGCTCGCGGATGCCGAACCTATAAGCGTGATATTGCTCGTGCCGACGCCTAAGCCGGCGACGGTGTAATAATAAGCTCGTATGATCCCGGCATCGTTTATGAGAACTAAGTTGGCGTTACCGGCGCTGTCCACGGTTCTGAACATGCCACTTGTAGCGGCTGGCTCCGAAATATGATGAAATTGAAAACCGAAAGCATACCATAAGTCCGTTAGTGTAGCATGGGCTATACGCTTACGAGCGTACGATTGGCCGGATACGCTATTAGTTATACATTTTAAACTGTACGTACCGTTACGTGGAGAAGGTGTCGCAGTAACAATTAAGACGTTAGAAGCCAGAGTACCAGATCCCGTACTGTCTGCACCTTCTTGCGCCGTATCGCCGCTCTCGAAGCCGCACTGTATTATCCTAGTCACGTTCTTGTCACTCCGATAGCGAGCACTACACGCTTGACGGTGCTGGCAATATCAACATGAACCTTAAGCCAATCCCCACGATTTATAGTTAAAATCCAACCTGTGAGGCCACTCTCGCTTTTTATAGCTGATGACAACGTAGGAGGCGCAGAAGCGGTTATGCTATTGGCGACAACAGGAGGATAGCTCGCATAATTAGACTTCCAGATATCGGCTTCAAAGTTTCCTGCGGCATCTGCCGTGAGTCTTGCGCTAGCGATCTGACAGTCAAAAGGTACTTCTAACCATTGTTCCGGTTCTGTGGCAGCGACTATAGCGTTAGCACCGTCACCTAAAGTAAATATAAATTCAGCGTACTTTAAATTTACAGGTATAGGATTAACAGTAGCGGGATCTATAGCTACTATATGTGTGCCATCGGAGCCTAATAGCTGACCAGCGGGTAGATTAGTTTGGTGAATGCTATCGTCTATCCATTCGACGCGCGATAGTTCTGGACCCACATCCGCGTGTCTTACCATTATGGTGCAATCTCACCGACGCCGCCCGCAGCATATCCAACGAACTGAAGCACAAATGAATTTCTGAATGTAGCATCAAGCTCGTAACTATTGGTTGTATCATTCGGCTGGAATTGAAGCTGAACTGTATCACCGGCAGCTAAATAAACCGGAGCGGGACCGACAACTAGTCGCGTAAAATTATACGGCCATGGACCGATCCCGTAAATAGTATCCGAACCCGAGGCAAGACCAACATACGGAGATAGTAAGCTACCATTCTTACAGACTTTAATCACGCCACCGTTCGGTACACCGCCGGTGTCACCTATGTCTATGCCTATAGCAGCACTTACCAAATACATACCTGTAATCGGCGCCACTAGTCTATTAAGAGATAATGCACCACCACCCTCAGAATCGAAAACAACAGTATCAAACTGAACGGTTTGCTCGGAAGATGGAGCGCCTACTGCTTGTACACTAGAATTTCTTACAGCCCGCATGGGTAACTTAAAAGACGTTAAGCCATCTATATTAAGACTAGGAGCAGCTATTAAATTACCGAGACTAGTTATAAAACCCTGAGTATAAGTGCTGAGTAACAGCAGCGGCGCACTCGTCAGATTAGCCAACGCTGTAATTAGGTTTTTAGTGTACGTACTAAGAACAAGATTAGGTATATCTGTGACAGTGGGAAGCGAACCAGCTATTATATCGGCGATGTAAGGTACGTAAACTCTGTTATCCTGATTAACAGTTATCGTACCGGATGTGTTAATACTTATAGTAAAGAGTGGCAGATCCCACAGAATACCTTCTGTGTTAGTGATAGGAGGTATACTACCGCCGTCTACACCGGCTATTCTCGTAAGCCTTGCGGTCTTAGCCGCCCAATCACAACGAACTACGATAACATCGTAGCGAGTGCTGGAACCCGAGCTAGGTACCGTTATATTTACCGCTACTGTATTAACGTAGTGCCGACCGAATATCTGAGCACGTCCGGTGTTTATGGTCGCTAAGTTAGTACCGATACTTATGTTTAGCTCGTTTAGCTCGTCTTTGAACACGCCGCTTTTGTACGGTGCCGATCCTGCGCCGGATAGCATACGCAGTATAGCGACGAATTCATCGGAGCTATAAGGTGCTAGGGTGGCGTCACCCTCTGTAGTACCGTCCCAAAAGTAGCTTAATTCAGCCATCTATATACCTATGAAACGTTCATGCCAGAACATTTCCACGTTGGTTTGTTCGCCGGGGAACGTCACACGGGCGTTAAACTCATTCTCACCCATCCTCAAGTGGAAGTCGTTGATATCGCTATCAGAAGTTAGGTACGGTATAAGATTAGTTCCGTCGTTCTTATGTGCTATCTTAGAACCATACGCTAAGTCTATAATAGCAGTCTCACCTTCTGCTAGCATAAACCCCCGCAGGTCTATTTTATGCCCTAAACTCTGATTTTCTATGACGACCCCGGTCATACGGCCGGTGAGCAAGAAGTTGGGGTATTCTATCCACGTTCCCTGATAATCAACAACAGCATGCGCCTCCCAATCATTAAACTGCACTATAGGAAAGATGAACGGAAATACTAACTGCGGAGGATCGCAGAAGTTGAACGGGAACGTATAAGTAAAACCTGCACAAACTAACTGACCGAAGTTTACACTTTTTTCGTCAGGATCGAAATACAACGGATCGTTAGCTATAAACCTTAAGACTTCTTGTATATCCCACTCAGCCCATGCGTTAGGATCTCTAGGCTCGAAGCGTGGACCTTCTAAGATAGTCACTGTTAGATCACGCTTCGTACCGTTAGATAGTATCTTACGTAACGTAGCAGCGGGTCGGCTGGTTTCCACACGGTTAGGTCTGAAAGCGTTGAGTATATCCGCACGCGCTTGCCAGTATTCATCGCGCGAGCACGTACGTTCATGTATTAGAAGCTGCACCACACGCGGGCGCAGGAAATACCCTGTTACAGTTTCTCCATGCTGGTACGGTCCACGCTCTGTGATGTAATCTATGGGCGGCATGCCTGTGCCTTCTTCGGTCATAAGCACGCGCCGCTGAGCACTAGTCTCAAGGTAATACTTATAGCCATCTTGGCCTATAAATATATCACGTTCGCGTGGCATCTATCGCCTCGTCATAACGAGTAACATCCGCATATCATCGGTTAGCTGTGTCGGCGTCTGTACCTCAGAGTAGTGAGGATCTATATCGAACGTGTTAGTGTAATTATAAGTAACTGTATGCTGACGCATAACCGTGTTCTCGCGTGCAGCTATAGCTTCCAAACGCCTAGCTTGTGCTATGGTTAGCACACGCTCACCACCGTGTGCCAGGATAAGCTTAGGCTGTCCCACCCAACCAGGAACTATGCCGCCCCGCTGCATAACAGGTACGTTACTTCCACCACCGCCGGTATCAGGTGCGCCCTGATCCGAGCTTTGGAACACATCTTTATGAATGGTGGTAATAGTAATCGTAGGATTCTTATCTATGCTATCGATAGCTTTAGCAGCTAGTTCAGCAGCACCGGCGAGACGTTCGAATTCTAGACGGTTCTCCATGATCTTAGCTACTTGTTCATCCCACATCTTAAGGCGCTTAGCAACTTCGCCAGCTTCTTCCAAGCTGAACGCCTTAGAATTCTTGAGGGATTCTATATAGCCCATGATAAGCTCTTGAAACATATCAGCTTGCTTCTGACGTGTTTCTTCAAGAGCGGCCTTACGTAGCTCCTCCTGTATAATCATTCCCTGGATTTCTATCTTACGTTCCTCGAATTCCAGGGATGCCTGAGCGCGCAGGAAGTTTACTTCTTCTGTGATACGCTCTATGGCTTTGCGGTTTTCTTCTAGAGGTTCTAACTGATCTTCAAGAGCACGTTTTTCTATCTCTAAATGCTGTACAACAAGCTGATTACGCAGCTTTTCCGCATCTACTTCTCGGTCGATGGCAGCTATCTTATCTTGCATAGGCTTCATGAGCTTCTCTATGGCATCACGTTGCTCATCAAGCCCGAGTTTAGTTATATCATCTAATATCTTTTGACGCTCTGTAGTACGATCTATAGCCTCTATACGCTTGGTAAGCGGATCTAGCATTTCTTCTAGAGCTACCTTCTGTAACTCTAGTTCTATACTTGCTAGCTCGGTCTGCTGATTATTAGCCTCTTGCTCGTCTTGGATGCCCTTGAGCTTCTTCTGAGCATCTTCTAGAGTCTTATTTATGTCTGTGCGCTGCTTTTCTAGACGCAGAATATCGGGTATATTAAACTTAGACCATGCCTCATCGAGTGCAGTAGATACGTCGTCGGCCTGCTTCTGGATATTATTAACATCAATCTGAGCATGGATCTCCGAACGACGGCTCATAAGCTGAGCGCGCTTATCTACTAATTTGTTTATATGTTCTTCTATGTCTGCTATTTGATTCTTAACATCTAGACTCTGCAGATTAAGATCTAGAACTTCGCGTTCTTGAGCGAAATTACGTTGATTTAACCTAGCTTCTTGCTCATCTAAGTTAACCAACCGTGCCTTAAGAGGTATAAGCGCTATCTCAGCTTCGGTGCGCTGGATAGCAAGCTGTAAGTTTTCTTCTTGGAGCTTGCTTATCCGACGGTCTATCTTCTCGATAGCGTCTTTAATAGGCCACTCTTGGCGGTCTATAACAAGCTGCTGGAACTTAAGACCGAGTAGCTGCTTATCGAAGCCTATAGTAGCCTGAGCCTGCTCAAGCTCTACTTTATGTTGCTGTGCGCCAAGCTCGGTAAGTCTGCGCTCGGACTGTATAAGCGCTAGGTCGGTCTGCAATATATCACGCTTGACTAGTTGTAGCTGAAGAAGTTGATCTTTAGTCGCCCGTACGGCACCGACCATAGGTGCAAGGCGCTCGGGGAAGTCCTTGGCTATGGTAGCAAGGAAGTCAACTAACTCTTTGGTGATACCCGGAATATCGGATAGCAGCGCCATTATCTGCGCGCGTATTTCAGCTAGGGTATCTTTAGCTTCCTTATGGCCTTTACCGGGTGGTATATCAAGCGGCGCGCCTGTATCTTCTACAGTAGGACCACCGGGAGGCCTCCCCTTAGTCGGCGCCTCCTGCGCCTTCTTTATGTTCTCTTGTGCCTTCTTCATGAAGGCAGCAACATCTTCAGCTAGTTTAGCCTGACGTTCTGCCACACGCCTAGTAAAGTCGGTGTAAATACCTGCTATAGTAGTGCCAGCAGTTCTGATAGCATTAGCGCCAGCCTGTATAGTCCGCTGCCAGGTTTGGTCTAACAGATTAGAGGAATCTATGGCAGCAGTAGCTATAGCCTTACCGGCACCTATAACAGAATCCGCAGCAGCCTGGGCGGCGTTAGCCCCACTCTCTATAGCTTGTCCTATAGCTTGGAATGCCGGTATATCTAGTCCCGAAAGAGCGGTAGCAAGACCGCGTATGATGTTAATTATGTCATTGACGCGATCTTTAACGAACTGAACTACGTTATTCCAGGCATCGGAGAAGAACTTATTAAAGTTGTTCTGTCCTTCTTCTACAGCGTTGAATCCGGGAAGAATACTAGTTATTATCTCAATCAAGCCCTTTATAGCAACGGCACTAAAGTCTAAGAGTCCCTGCCACAAATCCTTGACTGTGTTAATAACACCACTGGACATTTGATCGAAGAAGTTTATAACGTTCTTAACGAAGTCTATTTCTAGATCTATGATTTGACCGAAAACCGTACTGAATGCGTTTACAACAGTGTCTAAAGCCGAGCTAATAGCCGCATTTACGTCACCTAAATTTATGGACGTAAACATACTACCTATTAGCTTACCGAAGCCTTGCAGTCTCTCGCTCGTCAGGCCAAGTGCCTCGCCAACACTGTCACGCCATGACTCAAACTGCTTAGCTAATCCTACAAGTAGCTCAGATACCATTTCTACGCCGACTGAGAATCCCACCATTATTTGTGACCAGCCGGCCGCAAAACCAATTATAACATCACCGAGTCCCTTCCAAGGTACGATAGCGCCAGTTATCTTTAAGAAAGTATCGACAGTCGTTCCTACTATATTGCCTATAGATATTAAACCAGGCCCTAAGGAGGTCGCTAACTGCGCTGCAAACGCATTAGTTCCATTTAGAATATCGTTTATAGCCTTGCCGAAGTTGGTAAATGGCGTTAAATCTATACTCTGGAATAATTGATTAAAGGTCGTAGCTATACCTACTAAGCTACGCTCAAACTCCGAACCTATAGCAAGACCAGCAGCGGCAAATTGTGCGCCTAATATCTCTAATTGCTTGCCTAAGTTTTGGTTCAATGTGTTTGCTAAGTCTTCAGCGCTCTCTTTTTGATGAGCGTAAGCTTCATCTAGCTTATCCATACCCGCAGTAGATAAGACGATGGCGGATAGGACACTACGCTCACCGAACAACGTAGCGATAGCTCGATCGCGCGTGGCTTTAGTGAGTTTACCTTCGCTTATAGCTTGATCGCCGAAAGCGTTGTGTAACTGCTGTACAAGCTCCCGCGCGGTAACGTTCTCACCATTAGCTTTATGTAAGCTAATCTGATATTTTTCCATGATGTCTCTTGCTGCCGCTGTGGGATGCAGCAAGGAAAGCATGGCATTACGCATAGAAGTGCCTGCTAAAGATCCTCGCAGGCCAGCGTTGTTTAAGACCTCAAGTATAGCACCTGTATCTTGGGCGGTGAAGCCCAACAAGCCCATGACAGGAGCTAGTGTCTTAAATTGCGTCTGAAAGTCGCTAAACGTCGCGGTTGAGTGCTGAACACCCGCCGTTAGGATATTCACAGTATCGGCGGCCGTTAAACCGCTCTTAGAAAAGGTGTTCATAACTTGGGTGACAAGCTGCGCGCCCTCAGCCGTGGTTATCTCACCTTGAGATACCTGATTAAGTATAACAACTTGCTTCTCCAAAGAAGCATTAACCTGCTCTATAGGAGCGCCTGCTTTGATGAGTTCTCGACCGGCTGTAGCCGCATCAGCAGCAGTTATACCAAACTGCCTAGATAAACCTATGCTAGTCTCTGTTATAGCAGCTACTTGTTGCTGAGTCGCACCACCGAACGCACGTATAGCGTTCGTAACTTCCCCTAGCTCTGCGGCGCTCTGTACTACTTTACCTATAGCCGTAGCTAAACCTAAAGCTGCCGCCGTAGCTGCAGTTAACTGTATAGGCAAGCCCGCGAATACGCGCAAACCACCTAAATTACCGCCAGCAAACACGCCAGAACGAAAAGCACCAGCGCCAGCACCGGCGCCTTGTTGTGCAGCTATAGCTTGCCTTCCGGCGCGTAAAGCCGCAGCGGAAGCCCTAGAAGGGGTGGGCCTCGCAGCAGTGCCGGCTCTAAGCTGCTGAAGTACGTCGGGAAACTTAGCGCCGGTTTCAGCTACCTGCTGAATAGCTTTATCAAGCTGCCCTAAGGCAGCCGTGGTTTTCTTAGAGTCGGCGACGAACTTCTCTACGCCGGTAAGACGTACGCGACCACCGATTAATCTATCGTTTGGAGTGTCTGCGGCCACGGCGTTCGCTTTCCTTATCCGCTGCGTCGCTCACGTGAGCTTCGATAAGGTTATGAATTCTATACTGCGCTACGCAGAAAGCACGCTCTATAGAATCTAGCTCCAGCCATTGCATATAGTTATAGTTGCAGAAAGTACAAGCTTCACGCGACTCGTACTCGCTAACTATACCTGGAAGGCTATCTACAGTTATACCGGAGTTAACTTTCTGCTTCAGAAAGTGTTCCCTGATCGGTACTCCGTTCCTCATCACCTGGAAACTGTTCGACCGCTTCGTCTACCTCAGCTTCCATAGTAACGCCGTTGAATATCTGAACTGCACGTACTAGATCGGTTAGCTCATCCTCACCTAGCAGGTACCAACGCACCCATGCCACGTACCTGTTGTATTTCCCTGTGGGCACCGTCAAACCCGCTACCGCTACACGCTCAACCCAATCGTCGTCGTCCAGCAGGCTTATGTCATCAGGCGCATCTTGCAGCGCCGTACCCAACGCTAGAGTTGTGTTGATGTAAGTCACACTGCGCTGATATTGCGCTTCCCGTAGTGCTGCACGGTACGTGGGATCTAAGATGTTAGGCTCGCTACGCTGCTTTTCTTCTATAAAAGTCGTAGGAGGTTCGGGATCTTTGATGAGATTACCAGCGTCAACTAGAACCATACGAGCCATCTTAAGCAGTCTAAAGTTTAGCCCTGGCCTATCTTTGCTACGCCAAATATTAGACTGCTTAGCAGCCGCTGAATGCTTGGCAGCTACTTCTTCTATGATCGCATCGATGTTAGGGTTGGGCGGCAGTTTTGCTGCCGCCCTCGTGTTCTTACTATCAAGCATAAATTATTAGCCGCCTACTCCCTTAGCTAGCATTCCGTCTACGCCGCCCGGCGCTTGACCGGCCGCCCATACGGTATTAGCGTCAGCGCAGACCGCGATCTTGTTAAGCTTAGGATTAGTCGGGAATGTCAGTCCAGCACGTTCAGGCAGCACGTACCACGAGTTACCACCGTCGATGGTACGCAAAAGCCTACCCTGATTAGGTGTGCTTCCTGTGAAGTTATAGGCCATGTAACCAACGTTGCGAGAGAAGAAACGAATGTCAGCTACGACGCCGTTAGCGCGACCAGGGAAAGCCTTCTCCGACCAATGCGCCCCGTAATCCTCTGTGTAGTATAGTCTGCCCGTAGCTGTACCGACTAGCCATGTACGCGCGTCAACAACGTACACGCTAGTGAGGTTAACACCAGGAGCAGGCCCACTAACTAGACCCCACGACTTACCGTCAGCCGTGTAAAGAACCGTGTTAGCCTCACCCACAGCCACAGCACGCAATTCGTCCATGCTATGAATAGCGAGCAGGTTCTGTGTAGTAGCTGCGCCTGCGTCCTGCACCTCAACGCCGGACGCGGGATCTTCGCTGAAGTAGATATAACCGCCTTGGCCCACAATCCAAGTGTGGATACTGCTAACACTATGCATAGCATTAGGGCCTTTAGAAGCCACAAAGCCGGTGGACATTTCCACCCAGGACGGCGTACCTAGCAGCAGATCACTAATGTGCGTAACATGCAGGCTATCCGATACCTGGCTAGCTACGATTAAGTCACTACCAACACATTCTGCATCGGTAGGTTGCTCACCGGCTCCCAGCGTAGTGATATCCGTACGACCCCATGTCGCGCCCGCATCTGCGGTATAAAGCACAGTTGGTAATATACCGGGGCTTGCGCCACTACCACGCGAGATTGCAAAGACGATGTTGCATCCGTCGCTTTCGACACCGCATTCCCCGCAGGCTTCTGTGTCGCAGATTTCAACGTCAACGACCTCTGCATTGATGAGGTTATCGGCACGACGACTGAACACCAGCGGGACGATTTCGTACGCATTCTCACCGCTGATAGGCACTTCTTCGTTGACAACCGAGTTTTCACCTGGCTCCAACGCACCTAGATCGGTGGTCCCGTAGGTTACGACACGCGCACTTTCAAGCAGTAGGATCTTATCCCAACCGCGATTAAAGTCTCGTGGGTCTTGGCACTCACCCATGTGAATCTGAATATCGAAGTCGCAGCGTCGGCGTGCAAGCTTGAAAAACCTGCTTAGATCGGTAGTGTAGCGCGCTGTGATCGTAATCTCCGGGTTACCTTCCTCACCGACGACCTTACCAACTACGAGAAACTTACCGTAGCGATCAGGATCGGGTTTTCGGATTAGCGTAACGTCGCCTTGGCCCCAACTTAACGCACCGGCGCGCATTAAACCTTCGTATGCTGGCGTTAAGCTGGGGCGCGCTTTGCCTTCGGTTAAGAATATACGCGAGTAGCCGGCTAACTGATGGTCACGCAGCGCCATTCTAACCCACTCCGTATAGACTTAAGATTTGGTTCGCGTCTATCTTAAGTGCAGCCTGCAACGCGCTCGTAATCTCGTTGTGCCGACGCAGTACATCTTGTTTTGTAAGCAGCCTCCTATGGTATAGCTCGTTGTTCAGCCGCACCTTTTGGTCTAGAGTTAAATCTAGCCCATCCAAACCCGGCGGTCCTAACCTTACACCTAGTTCAGCATGTTCCTGTGGAGCATTATCAGGAATAAGTACACGATATAGGAAACCTTGATCGTCCTTGTATTCTACTTCACGCATTTAGCACCGCGTAGCCAAGTTTATATCTGGATATAAAATTCCAGGCGTGTACCGCTCCTCTGGACGTACCGAGCGGGCAATCTAGCATACCCGTACTCATACGATAGTTAATGCTTTCCACAGGAGTACTATGCTGGTAAGCTAGATCCGCAGACCAATACTTAATAGCAGCTTCCACGGGTTGGCAACTACACAACGGCCGTTGCAAAAATGTTATAGCGTATCTAGCTATAATACGCTTGAAGCTAGAATCCTGCCAACCCGCGTAGTAATTCAACTTAAGTCGATCAGGCGCACGACACATTGAGCAATAATCGTAGATGTATTTGCCTGAGGTCGCATCCCACACAGCAGGAGAAGTGCTCACGACGCTTAGCCTGGAATCTCGTATGCCTAAACAACCATCCACGCTGCCATGCTGACAAGCGTAGCAGCTTATACCGCAGTAACCTGACGTCGTATCCCATATGTGCGTCACTTGCCTAGACACATCGTTATAGTGTCTGTAAACATCCACTGTGGTAAGAAAGCTAGTGTCGTCCATGCCGTCCACGCCGCGCGGACTGAACGATTCTAACAGCTCTGGACGGACTAACTGATGCCTATCCACGGTTATAACGGCGTCTACTCCCACCTGTACATCACGTAGAGGTCGTACTTCCCATGCGTCGTCGCCGTTCGTACCCGGATAATACACGCCTATCTCAGTAGCTGGTATGCTTCCTATACTACTAACGACTATAACAGCCGATTCCTTATATCCATCGCCATCATCGTCATGGTAAGTCACACCAACGCCGCTCTGTATAAGCGTCTTAGCTTCCACACCGCCGGCTATAATATAGCCTCGACTAGCTTGTGCGGTTACTAGCTCGTGCCTTAGACCAAAATAGCTTTTATTTACAAGAGGATTATACGACTTACCCGGCGCCACTTCGTCGTTGACAACCCAATCAGGTAACGGAGTAAAACCTAGCTGCTCGGTGAGGTTCATTTCAGCTAAGCTTATAGCCTCAGCTAGATCTTCCCTCCCTATTCTAGCCGAAGCCTGCCATGAGTATTGCAAGATAGGCACATCACAGATAACGGCATCCGCTATGTCAGGAACATAAACTTGATTGAAGTGAAGTGGATGCACCCCGATCAATTTGGCAAATTCATCTAGAGGTAAGAGAGTTTTAACGCTAGCTCGTGCCATACCTAGCCTCTATGAGAGAGCTTACTGCGCTCGCAGCTAAAATCTTATGCACAGATTCGGGCGCCAACAACAGTAACGCAGCGACGTATAAGCTAGTGCATGCCACACAGTACAGCGGGCTATAATCATTCCATGACACTATCTTGTCGCTATCGTCATGCTCTATACCAGTAAGCTCTCGTAGCTTAAGAAAGACTCTACCTGGCCCTACCTCTAAGACTAGCATGTGGCTTAACCGCCACACGGCCAGTATGTATACTAAGCTTTTAATAGCTCAGTCTGCTTTACTTCGTTGCCGTCGCGCTGCACAAAACCTTCTCGGTTAAGAAAGATATTTACATCTTGCACAAGTACGTACTTAATCTTATGAGACGTGGTGTTTCCGAAACGATATTCTGCGCCGGTGACGTTGCTTCTAAAAGTACGTGGTGCATCTCCACCGACATATTCGATCATAACCGCCTCGGAGCTACCGCCTTCCAGCTTCGGTACAACAGGTGTGCTGGTAGCGTTTAAAACTGAACGGTATCCCGGTGTATCACGCCTGGAGCCGCATCCCCCACAAGGCAACTTTTCTTCTCCACTCATAAACTTATACCACTTAGCGCTTATCTCGCGCTTGTTAGACTCTATAGTCTCGTACATAGTCTCGCGGCGCATGCCGGTAGAAACCCTGTAGTGCAACAACGGCATCGCCACACGTTTACCACATACACCTTGAGCGGCGAGAGCTATAAAGAAGTCCCAATCCTCGTAAGACTTTATACTTTCATCGAAGCCGCCGACTTTAGCCCAAGCTGACTTCTCGTATAAACAAGTGACAGGATAAGGACTTATATGCAGCAGATCCTCACAGTTAAACTCTGATGTAGTACGAACCTCATTACGTTCGTCTATAACGTAGTCAGAGTAAACGAAATAGCCCGGTTCGTAGTTCTTGTATAAAGCTTCCAACGCCTCAGGTTGCAAATAATCGTCAGCGTCCAACGTGACGAATAGCTCAGTTTTACTAGCGTTAATTCCGATATTCCTTGCAACCGCTGGCCCCGAGGCAGGAGCAGGACTATCGATAACATATACGAACGACGGTAGTCTACCGAGCGGTTTACCACTGTCATTAACAACAATACAATCCCAGGCAGTAAAGCTCTGCGCGACCAAACTATCGATGGCATCGAGTAAGAAGTCTGAGTGGCCCGGTCCACAGGGAATAACAACGGTAATTCTAGCGGGCTCGAATGTCGATACCCGTTCCGGTGAAACAGCAATAGGCATAAGATGGCTAAACTCACGCCTATGCCAACTGTACCAATCATGCCAGTTCCAATCCGGCGTCGTATTGCTAACGCCATCCTGACGCACATGATAAATCAACGTAGGTGCGTCGGTTATTCTACCAGGCATAGCACCTAAAGATGTTATACGACACCAAAAGTCAGCATCTTCAGCAGTTTTACAACGCCGTCTGTATCCACAAGCACGCTCCCACCACTTACGACGCCACATGGCCGAGCTATGTATTTGATTCTTGTGACTTATCTGCGCCGTATAGCTGAATTCTCTGGGCGGCCAATTGGATACATAATTTTCTTGTCCATCTATAACTTGCATAGCACCGTAGGCTATGTCCAAGCGCTGGTTGTTATCTAATGCATCGCTTAAAAGCCTAAGCGAACCAGGAACGAGTTCATTATCCGCGTCAAGATTGAGAATATAGTGTCCTCTGGCAGCGCTGCTTCCAGAATTGAGAGCGCCAGAAACCCCAAGGCGAACATTATTAGTAACAACACGGACTCTACTATCTTTACTAGAAAGCGCCGTAGCCACTTCGGCAGTCTCGTCCGTAGACGCATCGTTAACTATTACTATCTCGCTATCTTCTAGGTCTATACTTGCTACGGCTCTAGGTAGCAATTTAGCATCGTTATAGCTGCGTACTACAACGCTGACCTTAGGACGCTTAGTACGATGCTCACGTAACACGTTGTTATAAACGTCAGCGTACAACTTGATCTTATCACGCCACGCGAAATTCTTGATCGCGTGCGCCCTAGCTGCTTTGCTAAGCTTAGCACGGTTCTCAAGGCAGTATCTTAAACCCTCGAACAAGGAATTATAATCGCCTGGCTCAGCTAGCCAACCATGCTTCTTGTGAGTTATTATCTCCGGTAAGCCACCGAAATTCCAACCGAGACAAGGCACGCCATACGCTAAGGCTTCTAATACGCCTATACCGAACGTTTCCCGCGTCGTAGCAAGATAAACGCCAGCATTACGTACGAGGTCGAGAGCTTGATCGTACGGTACAAGCCCCAACACATCTACGTTGTAAGACTTATTACCGAACGTTGTCTTAAACTGCACGTCACCAGCCATGGCAGCTAACTTATTAACCGACGCGGGATCACAAACAGGATCTACGCGCGTTTTGTTCCACAGAACGTAATCCTGTGGTGTACCAATCTCGAACTCATCGGGCTCTACGCCATGGAAGATAACCGCGGGGTTGATCCACAAATGACGGCGTAGTATTCTAGCGGTCCATTCCGACGGTGCCGTTATAGCATCCGATAAACGGATGCAATCATAGACGTACCGATTAGCGTGCAAAGCCCATCGCGGCCATGAGTATTCAGACCAATAACAACCATGCCAGTGGTGTATTTTAGGCAGCCTAATTTCAGGAAAAAGTAACGCGCCGTGAGTCGATATTAAGTCAGCTTCGCCTAAATTATTCGTGGGTATGATACCAAACTCAGGCAGATATTTACGTTGTGCCTCCACAACACGACGAATACCTCCCTCGCCAGCGTCGGGGCCTTCAAAGCTAGGCTGTAAGTAAATCTTAGTCACGAATGTAGCTCGATATAGAACCGATGTGCGTGTACAAATCTCCCCACGTACGTATTAAGTTTAGAGGCCAAGCCACACCTATTCTCGTATTAGGATTACTGGTAGCGTGATGGAATTCGGTTTCACCCGGTTTTCTGCCTTCGGGCCAGGGGCCGACTCTAAGCTGCCATTTAAGAGTCTCAAGTCTAGGGTGCCCCGAGAAAACATGATGTTCAGGAGAATTAGGATCGAGAACCAAAAACATCTGTTCACAATGGTATTCCAGCCAACCTTGTAGTTTCTGCGTGAAGCCAAGGTAGCCTAATCTGATCGCACCTATAGTCTCGGTGCTCTTAAGCACGTCTATAAGAGGATCTAGCTGTAAGCATCGTATTAGCTTCCAGTCATCCTCCAGGACTAAAACATAATCACCGAGAGAATAGTACATTTTTATAGCTTCGTTCATGTTAGCGCCGTAGCCACGACGGCGGGAGTTAGAGTGTGTTACATGCTTAACCTTGTTGGAAGATAACGCTATCTCAGCTAGAGTATTAATGTACTCATCAGGATCACCGTCGCTGGCTATATGCACGCTTATCTCATGCCGGGTTTCCAGGTTATCCAGAGTGCTTCGTAGTGTTGTCTTAGCGTAGTGCAGGCGGTTATATGTCGCTAGACATATAACTACACGATCTCTGTCAGACACGCTCGGATTCCTCGGCGAGCTTAGCAAATTCTTCTATACTAATGCTGTTCGCTACATCGCTGGTAACTCTAAACGAAGAATCATGCGGCGCAATATCGTCTGGATCGTAAACATAGGCTTCCTGATCTAATGTCTCTACTGATCTTGATCTCACGCTCTCAGACTCTTGCAGTAGAGTCTCATGCGGCTTCTCACCAGGCCGCAAGCCTATAATATTTTGCTCTGCCTTAGGTACAACAGCGCAAGCTAGATCACTGAGAGATAAACTTCTAGCAGAAGGTATTATAAGCTGCCCAGTGTTTAGAACGTTAACAGCATAGTGTATAAGTTCTACCGCTTCTTCCACGCTCTGCCAGAATCTGGTGCTTGTAGGATCGGTTAAACTAACCTTACCAGTCTCATTGTATTGTCGCTTCAAGACTGGTATAACACTACCCGTGCTGCCTATCACGTTACCGTAGCGGGTCTGCACAAAACGGGGTCCAATCGGATAACGTGAGGCTTCTAAAAATAAATGCTCTACTGTAGCTTTAGTTAGGCCGTACAGGTTCGCTGGCTGTACGGCCTTATCTGTGCTAAGGTTAACCACACATTTTAATTGCTTGGAATTAAAAGCAGCCATAATAAGAGAGCGCGTGCCGTCGATATTGCAATTGACGAATTCGTTGACATTGTAAGCGGATTGGGGCACGTATTTAGCTGCGGCGGCGTGGATGCAGATATCGTGAAACCTAAGGAGCAGAGAGAGCTTTTCGCCATCCCTCACATCACCCAAGACGTACTCTGCGTTAGGGAAACGCGACCTGCATAAATCCTGCTTAAGCTCATCTCTATTGTAAATAGTAAATTCGCAGGGCCACTTTTCCCTTATGGCTTGACGCATTATACCGCGGCCTATGAATCCGCTACCGCCGGTGATTAGGATTTTACCTTCTAGCATCTTAAGCTCCCTTCACTTAAGCCCTGATTATAAGAGAGGCTAGGCAAGGAGTCAGGGAAGACTCCCTTTCGCCTGTACATGGCTAGCCTAGCCTCCTGCTAAACAACGACTAGGTATCGTCCACCTAGCCGCTAACTTAGCCTAGCGAACTTGTCCCCACTCAGCACTCATGCTAGGACCAGGCCGACCCGTGCTAACACCACCAGAAACATAGTACGGATCGGTCGGGTACGCATCACGCTCGTGCTGGAGCATGCTGTAAGCTACGTTTAAGATCCTACCAGCTAGATGAGGTGTCCTAAGAATAAGTCTAGGCTCGATCTTAGCCATCCACTGCAAGCACCAGTTAATAGGTGGCTTAAGATGCCATAGATAACGACCGGCGTCAGTCCAGTAGAACGCACTAGCGTTGGCATCACCAACAGCATCCATAGGACCACCATTGTAATCGAAGTATTCCCAATAAGTCACAGGAATACCCCCACGCGCACGCAATGGAATCACGTAAACATCGCTAGACCACACACCAGCGGGAATAGCAGGTACCGTAACGTGCGTATCCTCTCGGATAGCGTTATCCAAGATGACAGGATAACGAATACCGTCAATCAGGATATACTGTTCGTTACGCATGCCGTCGCGCATGGCGATCATGCTGCTGGCTTCCAAGTTCAGCACTGCATCTGGACTCAAGGTAGTACATCTATAGGTCATATAAGAGCAAGGCCAGACGGCGCTTAGCTCCCAAAACAACCCAGGCCGCATAACTATAGCCCAATCAACCGCACCGAACGCGCTTTGCTCAGCATTCCACCTCAGGTAACGCATCATGTTGCTGAGCATTTCTATAATGCTAGATGGTCCGGTGCCTATGCTGATGCGCTGGTTATTAAAGTCCTTAATATCGCTGTCTAGGTTCTGGCAGCGAACGTTGGTGAAGGCATCTACTTTGTTGGCACCGATTAGAATGTCTAACCCAGGGAATTCTTTATAACCGCCACCGGCGGTATTATTAGCGGGATTCCCTTCGTACAATTGACGCGCAAGAGTTAGCTGGAACGATGAGCCTAGCTCAATCATACGCATCTGCGCCTCGCGGCGTAGCTGTATGTTAGTTGGCACGCTGCTAGGAACCGTTATACCACCGGGATTGCCGGCTAGAGGATCGTTTATAAAGCGCAGATCATGAAACTCTCCTCTGTTCGTGATCTGCCCCATATGGTTGACTTCTAGCTCGCGCGTTTGAAAGCTATACCTACCAAACTGCGCTGTTTGAAAGCATGTGCTACCAGGCCCGGCTGTCGGAGGATCATCACAAACGCCGTTAGCATTAGGCCCGGTCGCCATGCTGAATCCCTGGAAATATCCGAACACAGGATTCATCATGTTTGTACCGACAGCAGGAAGCTGATCGGCCAAGCCGAATACTTGGATACGCGAGCTAATAAGATCGCGCTCTAAACCTTGTACGCCGAACAAGCTACGTGGGCCAAGATAGGTAAGCTGATCCGGCACGCCGCTCGGGAAGCCTGTAGCACGCGAACCTGCTAAGAGTGGATTAGTCTTACGCTGGCTGAGTTCCGCTAAAAGCTGATCTAAAACGCCCATGCTCTCCCGCCTTATCCTCTTAAGTTATAACCCAAGCGCCTTGTTGGCTTGGGACATAACTATGCGGTCAAAGAAGTCGTCGCTCTGCTGCTTTTCGGCAGGAGAAGCCTCATTGTCCTTAGCTTGCGAAGCAACATAAACCGTAGAAGTAGAAACAGGTGTGTTCCTAGCAGCGAACTGCATCGCAACTTGCTCGTCAATGGGCTTCTTGACGGCTTCTAGGCCCTCAGCCAGAGCCTTAACTTGCGTCGTGAGAGCAGAAACGCTGCTTAAAACGCCTGCTAAAGCTTGCGCGTTCTCAGCAGCGGCCTTACCGAAGAAAGCTAGTTCGCTCTTGGTAGCGAAGTCTACTGTAGTGGTAGCATTAGAAGTGACAGCAGCGGCGGCACCGCCACCAGCGCCGACACTGCTGTCACCTTGCGTGGCCGCAGGCTCCTCTGCAACAGGAGCAATCTCGCTCTTAAAGCTAACACCAGCAGCCTTAAGCATATCAGCTTGCTGCTTGATGCTATCTTCCCATGTCGTGATTTCGCTATCGGAAATGCCAAGACTCCGCAGTAAAGCCTTCTTATCGTCGGCAAACGGCATTTCGTACTCCTTGGCGCCTGGAGTGTATAAAACGTCTAACACTTTATTAGACGCATTAGGAACGGGCAATACGGATATCTCAAATGTTCTGTACACACTCCATACGCCACGTTCCTTAGTTGTGATGCCCACAAAGGAATGGCTAGCGCCGAGGTTCAGCGATTCTAGCTGATAAGCTAGATCTTCTTTGCCCTCATCGATCTTGCCGCTAGCTATACAAAAGCCATCTACGAAATCAACGAAGTCACATTGACCGAACTTAGAGCCAGGACCGCTGTGCCATATCTGTAGCTCGGGATAAATATTAGACTTAGTTGCCCAAGCTACATAATCTTTATGAGCATCTGTCGATAAAATCTCCTCATGCGAATCTTGGAATATGTTGCTGTACGCTATGAAGAACCGCAAATCATCGTTTGCATCCTCGTATAGCGTGAAAGTTTTAGGTGTCTCTGATGTTTTAGCACCGAAACCCAACGCGCTTTTAATGCTCTGCCAAAAGCTACTTAAGCTTTTATTACCCAAGAAGCTAAGCGGCTCGGCGGGTTCGGTGTCATCCACGACTGTCACGCGCATGGGCGGCGTGTTGTATTCCAGTTTCTTAACGTACAACGAGCTTAGTCCAGTCGGGCTGATATCACCGCTAATAAGAACACAAGAATTAGGACTAACAAACCATTGGCAGTTAGCGCAGCCCCTATCGCCATTAGCCCCAAGAGAATTATAGCCAGCGGCATCCTGAGGGACTTGACGCATCTCAGCATCGTAGTATCCTAGATAGCCCTTAGAAGCAGCCTTAACGGTGCCATTAGCTATTCTAAAAGCGCGCGCCTCGTCGCTGTATTTTTTGTGCGCCGAGTTAAAAACGTGCATCCATTGCCGACGCTTCTTAGCGCTGGTTAATCTCTTTTTAACGCTGTCTGGTATATCATCAACTGAACTATACGGCACTTACAGTACCTCTACCCTGAATCATAAACTTATCGAATAATTCCTGGCAATCCTGACCAAACTTACGCTGATCCATGATATCGCTATCATAGACTAAATCATGCCAGCGTCCACGGTGTATAGCGGCCTGCAAGTTACGCTTGTTGTTTATAACATACGGAGGGTAGTATCTTCCTTGTGGACGGCTCTCGAAAGCGACGTTGACGAAGTAGGTTTCTACGCCTCCGCGTATCATCTGTGGGCCTATGGTAGACCAGGAATTACGAAGCATAAACGTCCGTCTGTAAACTTGACCAGGACGCTCAGGAGGGTAAACTTTAAGAACCGTAACAGCTTGCTGCGCGTATTTCTTAGTTAAGATACCAGCAGCTTTTAAGAAGCCAGCGTAGTCTATCTTAGGTTGACCGGGCCTATTGGCCTCAAACCGCAGTTTGACCATGCGTATTCTCTAGCTGTCTTGTCAAATCAGAATCTATATTATTACCAGGAGGTGCCGCAGGTGGATGCGCTGCTGTCTCGGCATCACTAGCCTTAAGCAAGGCCAAGTGATCTTCTTCCAGATCACCATGCGACACAGCTAGCAAACGTGCAACCTCAGGAGTTATCTCTCCGCTCTTAATACGTGCGGCACGTTCCTGAGCGCGTAACATTCGCCCGCGAGCATGCTGCATATCCTCAACGATGTCTTGATCGCCGAAACTGAAAGTAACGCTGCGCGGCATTATACCTTGATAATTAAACTTACTTTCCAGGAGATTCATAAAAAGCCGTGGACCTTTGCCACGGCTTTTAAGATGCAATGTTTCGCTTTGTTGAGCGCTTCCCAGGTTACCGCCCGGTAGCGGAGCGAAATCCTGGTAATCCGCACCGAAAGCTAAAGCTAGCACGCTGATGTACCATTTCATCGATGTATCGTAGTCGAAGCCATCAGGTAAGCTAGCTAGCTCTATAGTTTCTTTGCTAACTTGTGAGGTGGGATCTAAGCTAGCAACGATCACAGGCTGCATATAGCGCGTTAAGCCCGCTGAGTCTGCGCTGAAGTCCGCACGCCGCATGGCATCTTCTATAGTTTGACGCTGCACACCGCTTATAAGATGCACAGCACGCGGACGACGACCGGAGATTTTCTCCCTCTGGTACACAAGAAGGTCGCGCATGACTTGCGCGGCTTTAAGCAAGCGCGTTACAACGCAATATTGCATACCGCGAGCTTCTTCTATAGGAGAAGGAAATTCTTCGAGAGCCTGAACCTGATAATACTTAAGCTTATGCATAACACCGTCTAGATCCCTGTATATCACAGGTTCCATCGGCCTACCAGTACGTATGCATCGATTAGAATCTAAATGCTGTAAAGTTACGACAGGCGCCCTAGGATCATCACTTTCGCGTACGGTTTCGAAGAAGGCACCGTTATCCTGCGTTAGAAGATCCGTGAGTATCTTTAAAATCCATGGATTCCAACCGCCGCCGCGCTCCACACCGTTTAATACTTTATCTACTTGCTCAACAACGCGCGTGGGGCCTTTTAAGCTCCAACCAAACGCAGCGTACCTCGCAACCGTCGTGAAGATAGCACCAGCTAAGAACGGCTCCGTATGCCAGAATTCTCTAAGCTTACGGTCACGCTCTCGCGGAGCAGTACCCCAAGGCGGTATCTCATCGGCCATACTAGCGAGATAGAATACATAATCGCTAAGACCGCTCGTGTTATCGGGTGGCTGCTTTATAGAACCGTTTATAGCAGGCTGCGGGGCTGGTGCGCTAGGTATGTTAGGCATGGGTCCGCGCCCACAGGAATAGCCTAGCGCAGCGCATTACTAAACTATATCGCGGGTTTGATAAATGGTTTTGGCTACGCAAGAATGCATTTAGCTGCCTCATCATAAATTTAGCCTAAGACACTCCGATGCAGCCATACTTATAGCGACGAGCAAGTCCACCGGAGATTTCTTGTCTTTCTTCTCTATGCGTAGCTTCTCTTGCGTGAGCGCGGTTTTCTTAGCAGCCGCATTCTTAACGAACTGTAGGTATTCAGGATTACCGTCGTGTATAAGATGACGGTTTTTTATTAGATCGTATAATTGCTTATCGGCTATAGCACGCGGGTTCTGTTGACCAAATACTTTACACCATGCAACCGCATCTTCGGTGAGCTTACTCATCATATGATATAGCTGGAACTGATCGTACGCGATTTGCACGATGTTATAATTCGCGCAATACCAGCGTATGGTTTCTTCTACTTCCCTATAATCTATAGTATGCCCAGCACTAAGAGAAGGATACCAAACTCGGTAATCGCGAACGGCCACATCGGTACTTTGCTTGGATGGATCGTAGTGTCTCGATACAAGCGCCAAAGCGGTACAGTCGTTGCTAATACTAGCATCAACTCCTAGAACGCAAGGAGTGTTCCTATCACGTAATGCAGGGAGGTTTGGATCATAGCAAGAAGCCCACCACTCTGGGCGTATAAACTCGTTGAGCGACGACTGCCATTCGTTAAGATGCATACGCTTGAAGTCTACTTCATCGAGCGTTTGTCGCTCCGATTCGTAGTAAGCGTCTGCTTCTGGACCTTGTTGCCATGGCATACGGCGCGCTTCATAGCCGCTGTCCCAATACATTATAAGACGTGCGCGCTCGTTTATCCATATAGGAGGCTGATCGGGGAAACGCCAATCTATGTCGTCATGCGTGAGGCGACGGCCTTCTAAGCCTAGCTTGTATAGATCTAGAAGTATGTCGCTCTCATCTTCGTAGCCTGCGTATGTTTCTACGATACGCATGCTTCGCTTACGTATAGGGCTGGTTGTAAGCTCAGCCCATAGCTTCTTACCTTTAGGGGTGTTTAAACCCCATAGCTCGGTAAAAGCTACGCACACAGGATTAGCGCCTGCTTCACCGGCGAAATCGTTTGCGATGGCGCGTACCGTAGAATTGGTTGGTAAATGTACGGCGTGCTTCTCTATAATGCGCCATCTACCAGGAAGCGCGTTACGTGCTTTATCGAAGCCTGGTGTTAACTCTATACTACTTACCAGGCTGTTATACGTGCGTGAGCGTGCCTGGTTTAAGTCGTTGCCTACAGTAAGTATTTCCGCACGGTGTCCGCTGTGTTCAGCAAGGTAACGACATACAGCACCGGCCCATGCGCTCTTACCGCTTTTCTTGATCGTGCTGTATATAATTGTTCTAAAGTTATGGGCTTCGTCTAGTGCTAAGTTAGTGAAGGCGGCCTGGTGTGGTTGTAATTCAATCGTACGGCCTGTTTCTGGTATGTAATAGTTGCGGCTAATCCACGCACTAGGTATAGGAGGCGTCGTTTTAGCTAAAGTATGCGCGGGAACAGACGCCCGAAAATAGTCACCCAGGATCTTGACCGCGCGTTGTTCCTTGTCGGTGAGTGTCATTTCTTATGAAACAAACTTTTCATAGCTTCTTCATAATCTTTGGACTTCACCCAAAGATCGCTTTCTTCCTGTGAAGAATCGAATTCGCCGTCTATAACCCGTTGGGCTAGCTTGTTAAGCTTTAGCGCGCGTAGTGTGTTTACTAAGTCTATTTCGGGCGTTGCGAGAGCACCGAAGAAATCATGGTAATAGTTGGAGCGTGCTCGACGTATTAAGAATTTAATAGCTGCGGCTACTTCTTGGCTTCTTAGATTTAAAAGTAGTTCGCCTTCTAATGCGCTAGCGAGAAGCTCGCACGTAGGCAGCGTGCCCAACGGCTGTCCGTCCTGCGGATCGGTAGGCACGCTGCCCATGCGGCTAGCTGTCCCTAGGGTTTAAAGCTAGTTTGCTCTTGTCCATGCCTGCGGACGTACGAAACGCAGTGTACCGCACGAAAGTAGATGGATGAGTATAAGGTTTGTTATACCGGGGATTGAAATCTTGTAGTTGTACATGTTGAGCAAGAGCCTTTAGATTGAGTTTACGCAGCTCCTTGACAACCTCGTAGTCGCTGTGGTATAATCCTTGCACGATGCGCGACTTGATGGCTTCTAGTGCTTCACGGGTTGAGTCGTCTAAATCTAAATCTTGGGTTTCGGCGTTTATACCGGCTAGCAGCGATTCGGGTGCTGTGCTTACTTGATCGTAAAGAACACCTGGACTAGGCATCTTAGTTACCGTTGAGCATGTTGTGAGGGGCTTGCGTGTTATCCGACGCTACTAGTTCGCCGCGTTCGTTGACGATTATAACTTCACGCAGCGCTTCGGCGATAGGCGGAGGTACGGCCTTCATGATGTATTCGAAGATATTGATGTTGCTGGTTTGAGTGTTGTTCACTGGTCGCGATAGTGCAGCCATCACTTCGCCTAGCTTAATGAACGCCTTGATGCTCTCCTCAGGCTCAAGTTTGACTATACTTTGCATGCTATGGATGTGTAGCGCGCTGAATATGCCTATGATCTTAATTAGAGCGTATGCTCGGGTTTTGGCGGCGAATGCGTCTATGCTTGCGTTGTCTGCGCTTAATGTACTAAGTATTTCTTCTTGCTTAAATTTACTTCCTAGGAGTAGCTCGGCTACTCTCGCCATGTTGCCTTCGTTTTCTAGGATAGCGCGTGTTATGGTATCCATGTCTAAAACCGCCGTAGCGGATGCGGATGTGGCAGTCGGTGTGGCGTCCGCTGCCTGTGTGCGTGGTATGGTCATGCGTCTTTTCCCCCTGGGCTACGCGTGTTAGCTGTAGCAGCATTTTGCGTCATGTACGCCGCACGGTAACAGTTTATGCATAGCTTATAATCTGCGCCACTAAAACCATGCATATTGCTACCTTGGCTTACTACTAGCCAACATGTCACCCAGACCCCGCATCCCTGGCACGAGGCCCGCCGCGCGCGTGCTGAACCCACCGGGTTACTCACCGCGTTTTCATGTTAGGGTATGAGTGCGGGTTTGTCAAGAGGGAACATGCGCTAGGAGTATACCAGTTAGCATGACTACTTTATAGTCTATTTTAACATGGGGTTTAATTAGCGGTTTTGTGGTGGCTCTGGCGGGTTAACAAGAGAATAATGCGGTTTTAGGCAGCTAAAGTGAGGTTTAGCTAAGGTATGTTTTGGTTTTGTGTGGCTCGGTGCAAGGGTGGATACGCATTTAGCCCGCACTAAATCCTAGTAGGTTCCATCGCTAAGCTTAGCCTTAGACTTAACTTTATGCCTTCCACGCCACTGCAGTAGCATGGCGTCGTGGTGTCATGCTACCTAGGTACAAGACTACAAGCAATACTACGCATAGCTCAAGCAGTCCCTAGCTCGGTAGGCTGCTTAAACGCAGCCAAGCCTGCATTCAGAGCTACGGAGCTACGGAGCTAAGCACCCACAGAGGTAAGCCTATGCGCCAGTATGTTACCTAGGTAACATACTACCATGCAGCTTAGGTGCTATACTACCTAGTAGTCACACCAGCCAGTGGACTGGGAACCATACCGCTTACTACCCACAATGGTTAGGTACCCCTTTCTAGAGTAAACGAGAAAAATCTATGTATATACACACAAACATACAACGTAGTTAGCTAACGTGATACCAAGGTGTGTATATACGTAGGAAAACCTCTAGGACTCCGGAAACCCCCATCTAACCATTGTGGGGGGTTAGTAGCATGGTACCACGCACCACACCCCGTACCACTACTCCGCACCGACTCACCCAAGCAATGCTTAGCCTTAGGCTAAGCATTGTACCTAGGTACTTAGCCACCATGCCACCTTAACGTACGCACCCATGCTGCACCATGGCGAAAACGCCCTTATTTTTCATCTGGCGTTCATCTTTAGCCCACCCTAAACGTTAGAGTATTGTATGAGATTTCCAATCTCAAAATGCCCCGTTACGGCCCTTCACAGCCACCTTTAGCCTTGCCTAATCTAGCCCACGCATGATCTACTGCGCGCGGCGCCACTTGCGCCAGGGAGATAGCCCGCGTGTTCAGCAAGTCAACGCAGACCGCGACTTACACCGCGAGCGAACGCATCAATATCGCCGACGAATACAAGCGACTCGGACTCGGCTCGCGCATCCAGACGCACACAGGCGGCAGGTACGCAGGGGCAGGCTGCGTACGCTGCCGCGTCGAATTCGAACTAGCCGACCCAATCACTTGGGCACGTCAGGGCGAAATGGCGGGCAAGGGTGCGACGCACCAGAACTGCCAGGATCACCACGGTAATGCGACGTTCGCTCGCATGAAGCGCGAGATAGAAACCGAACGCGAGCGGCGCGCGAACGCAGCCAACACCACGCAGCTAGCTCCGCAGCCGCAGCCACAGCCACAGCCACAGCCA